GAAATTTTATTAGTTTTTACTTCATCTGTTACTGTTAATCCTGCTCCTGTTGGAACTGTAAATGTATCACTAGCATCTCCTAATGTAACATCTGTTCCTGATCTTGGACTAATTTTATTTACTTTTACTTCACTCATATGATTATTTACCTGTTAACGCTTTAATCTCCTCATCGTCTAAACCTAAATCTTTTAATTTTTGTTTGCCTGTTACCGCTTTTTCTTCTTTTCTTAAATCTATAATAACTCTATCAATGACATCATCATCAACTGTTAAACCCCACTCTTGACAATAGGTAAAATCAAATCCAGCTGGTACGGAATTTAATAATTCCAATTCATCATAGGTTTCATTAGACAAATATAAAAAAGCATCATTGCTTGGTGTTTGTGCTATTTGTATAACGTCTCTTTTAATAGGTTCTTTTGGAGTGCCAAAAAAGGCTTCAAAGTTACTTGACTCCAGTTTATACAGTTTCATTTTCTACTCCTTTAAGTTCTATTTTTAATTTTTGTGCCATATTAATTAAAAGAACACGCCGCTACACCACTTCTAGCTGTTCCTACTGCTGTTACATCAGTTGCCACTACTCCAACATTGGATACTAAATTGGTTACTCCTGTATAAGTAGCAGCATAACCAAAACCAAAAATACATTTATCATTTCCATATTCACACGCCGATGTATTATTCCTAGCAGTTCCAACTCCAGTAACATCTGTTCCTACTACTCCAACATTTGAAACTAAATTGGTCATTGAAACATTACTACCATTATTACCAAAACCAAAGATACCTTTATCACCTCCATATTCAGTTGCGCCAGTACCATTCCTAGATGTTCCAACTCCTGTTACATCTGTTGAAATAACTCCAGCATTAGATACTAGATTGGTCATTGAAACATAACTACCAGTAGTACCATAACCGAATATTCCTTTGTCATAACCATATTCGCACGCCGCTATATACCTTCTAGCAGTTCCAACTCCTGTTGTGTCAGTTGCTACAACTCCACTATTATTAACTAAATTAGATATTGAAACATTACTACCAGTATAACCATAACCGAATATTCCTTTATCACCTCCATATTCAGTTGCTGCTAAACCATATCTAGCAGTTCCAACTCCTGTTACATCACTTGCTACAACACCAGAATTTGATACTAAGTTGGTTACTGCTGTATAAGCACCATCAATACCATAACCAACTATTCCTTTATCGCTGCCGTAGCCACAGGCTCCTGCAAGCTCTTTAGCAGTACCAACAGCAGCTGTATCTGTCGCTACCACTCCAACATTTGAAACTAAATTGGTTACTCCTGTATAACCACCAGAAGTATAACCAAAACAAAATATTCCTTCTGAATTTGTTTTGGTCGGTGCATCGGTAACAGCTTTATCAAGAGTAGGTATCCAACCATTCGTTGCTCCAGAATAAACTATATTTACTGATTGACCATTTGTTGAATATTCTACATCGTAGCTGTCATCTTCACCTTGATAGTTTAAACCATTGCTGTCTATTATAATTTTATTAGTTCCCCAGTTTCTGGCATAGTCGACAAACATAATTTGATCGCCATTACTAGCTGAAGCTGGCAAAGTAATTGTACAAGTATTTGATGTTGTATCAATCCAGTATCCATTTCCAGCGACTGCTGTTAAGGTTGAAGCAGTAACAATGGTTTGCCAAGATATTGCCGCGAACCCTGTTGCTGTGCCTAGATTTTCAAATGTAGCACCTGAAGGAACAGTAAAAGTATCACCACTATCTCCCAATGCAAAAGCAACTCCTGTTGCTGGGGAAATTTTATTAGTTTTTACTTCTGTAGTAGATGTGATTGTAGTTGGTAAAAGTAAGGTAGAATCAGTTAAAGTAAGACCAACACCTGAAGGTACTGTTACAGTATCACCTGAAGTACCAATTTCTAGGGCTGTTCCTGATTGCGGATCTATTTTATCTACTTCTATTTTGCTCATTATACGACTACCAATGTTCCTGTTATTGTGATTGTTGCCGGAATAGAAATTGGACCGGCTAAGACACCGTTCTCAATTGTTTGAGTTACACTTAATGTGGCTGCTTGATTATTTATAAAATCGTTAGGGCTTGTGCCCCCTCCGACATATTGGATTCCATTTACTATTGCAGTCATAATTCCTCCTAAGAACTAATTGTATCAATGTAGGATGTAACCGTATCAAGTGAACTTGCCGTATCACTTACTGCATACAAAACATCACCACTTTTTAAAACAATTTTTGCTCCGCCTTGGATTAATTCAATCGCTGAATTCGGTGGAATACTTACATCTTTAGCGATGTAATAATTTGTTGCTGAATTAGTAATATAAACATCAACTAAAATAGTTGTTGCTACAATATTACAACATCTAATTCCTATTACTGCATCATAATCGCCTGCAGTTATAAGAGTTGCAGCCCCCGTTCCTGTTGCGCTTGCTAGATCGTTTCTAAAATCTTGTGCCATATTTATTTCCTATAATGCAACCGCCATTGCTAATGCAAAACCTGCGCTTGCTGCTCCTACTGGGTCCCCGCTGTTATCTAAATAAACTGTTTTACTCGCGGGCATCGTACAGAATACGTCTTTAGTACCAGATGCAAAATCTACTGCTGAATCAGAATTAGAACTGGAGAGAACTGTAGTTCTAGTCAAGTTTGCACTTGAACCATCTAAAGTTCCGTAACCAACTTCCCATTCTGTTGTACCAGTATTAAAAATTGCATAGTAAGTTGTATTACTATTGCCAATTCCTGCTCCAAAAGTTTCAAAACCAGTTACTGCTGATCCAAGTGCCATAGCACCTGTACCAGTTGTAGTACTAGTTACTTTTACTCTGTCATTTATTACTAAAGCCATTTTAATTTTCTCCTATTAAGCCATACTTATAATTGCATTTCCAGGTGTGCTTGGATCAGGGAAAGAAATTTTAAATGTACCATTAGTACAAGTTTTACTTCCACCAAAATCTAACGCGACACATACTTTATCTGATTTATCATCATTATAAATTGTTCCAAAAGCTGCTGTAATAGTAGCTGAAGTCCACGTCGAATCCGCAAAATCACAAGTAGCTACTGCTGTGCCATATGCAACTGCATTACCAGTCAAAGCATTTCCGCCAGCGGTATAATTACTACCACCACCCGAACTTTGCTCATTAGTTACTACATAAACAGTACTAGATGTGTCGTAAGGATTTGAAGTGTACAAAGCTATTTTAAAACTATCGCCACCAGAACTAAAATCATGTGTTCCTGAGAATAATTCTCCACGGAATGCATAAGGTATTACGTTTGCCATATTTTTTTATCTCCTTAATAAGTTGATGGTGATTCAGATTTAATTGGAAGACGAATAACCCCATCTTGATATTCGTTTCTGCGTCTACGACCCATTTGTTCAGTCGCGTACGTTTCTAATGCTTCTTTATAAGCCTTATCGTAGTATTGTAACATATCCATCGGTCCTTTCAAGTACCCATATGCATTTACTAGACATGCATATAAAAGCAGGTCTGGATACTTATTGGACAGATAAGTGCCAGTTGAGGACTTAGTCGCATCCGTTAAACTTGTTGGTTCTTTATTATACGCTAAAGTAATTGCGTAAGCAGTATCAGGAGTAGGTGCCACCACCCAGTTATCTTCATCCCAATTAGCATAATATTTAGGGATATTAGTTGAGGAAGAGCCCGGTGTTCCATAGTATTCAGCCATAAAACTAGGATCTCTTTGCTCTAAATAAGTCTGGTCTCCATCATCATTGGTTAATTGGACATATCTAATTACCCTTAAATCTGAAGGAATAGACACATATCTGTTCCCAATAATACAAGTAGATGTAGCATAGAATCGTTCTAAATCAGCATCAAAAGCTCTATAAATTCTACTCTCAGCATTTATTATAAATTTACTTAAAACACTTGAACTGAAAACAGAGCTATCTACTTCTGTGTAATTTTTAATATCGTCTTCTAAATTGGTTAGTGTGTATGTTATTCCTGCAGGCATATTATTGTGGTCCTATCGTTTTTAATGTTGCGGGTCCAGAAGATAAGTTCCATCCCCCACCTTTTATATCACCAGTCGTAGCTGTTCCGCCACTATTAAAATGATACCAATTAGCCGGTGTCT